TGCATAAAACTCTGGATTATTGAGAACGTTTTTAACTATTCTATCCCATTGTTTTTTTGTATTGAATTCTGTTAATGTTTCAAAATTCATAAAATCATTTTCATCGTAAGTTCGTTTATATGGTTGTTTTTGTATTTTTTTAAGATTTGTTTTTTGCTTCTCATCGTTGAATTTTCGGACAAGTTCGGTTTGTTGTTGCGGTGTATAATCTACGAAAAATATAAAGACGTTGTATTCTAAATCAACGCCTGGACTTTCTTTAACTACGAATTTGAAATCTGAATACTGACCTTTTTTGAGAGAAATGACTCCTCTTGTTTCCTCTTCTAGTTCTCTCAAAGCACATCGTATTGGATTTACTATTTCTCTTCGCCTACACCCTCCGGTAACGAAAATCCAATCTTTGAATCGTCGGTCTCGGACAGTGAGAAACTTTGGTTTATCACCCGTAAACGTTACAGGTACAGCTATAGCCTTGTATTTCTTCATTGCTCATTAGCAAGTTATAATTATAGGAGATGATTATTCTGACGAATCTTCCTCGGAATCTTGATTTTCAAGGTTCTTTTTTTCGACTTGGGTTTGTAAAGCTTTACCTTTTTCTGACTCTGGTTCTGTAAAAGCAGATGGTTTGGGCCTGGATAAAAACGAAACAAGCTTTCCATTAAATCCTTTTACATCTTCCATTTCTTCATTTGTTTTCTTGAGTTCCTTGTACATATACGCGGTGGCTACAATACATACGATTACAGCTATTATTGTGACGATTTCTCGATCAAAGGTAAACATTATATAATATTAAAATGTAGAGTGAATTTTTTAAGTATGTATAATCGCACCCATCTGAACACCGTTTTCTTTTGGGCAATCATACCCCATTTGAGCAAATTGAATCTCCTGGTAATGTCCCTCCTTACACTCAGAATTCTGAGTGGGTTCTTGTTTTTTAGAGTCGACGAGATGATTCAAAGTTCCGGACTTGGGATCGTAAGTAATTATAAATATAAAAGCTGCGATAAAAACTAGTTGCCAGAACATTTATATTAAGTGGCTATAAAAATTGAATTAGTTCGAGTACATCAAACCACCCATACCATTTTCGATACGGAGGATGTTGTAGTTCACGGCGTAGATAGTATTATCGAACGTCGAGTTATCGGAAACGAGTCTCGCGGAATCGAGTCTACTGAAGTTGAGCGAACCCGTTGGTTGGAGTTTAGCAGTGTCGAGACAGAATGGAACCAATAAGATGTTCTCAACAACATCTGCAGCCTGTGTATGGTAATACACTGGTACCGAGGTGTGGTGGGGAATGACTGGTTTCGCGTCCGAAACATCCGTACCATTAATTTGGAGCTTGACTTTATCGGATGCAGATTGACCGTTCACAGCGACCAAATACTTCATTGGGTGATTGAAGCTGAGTTCTTGGACTTTGTTGAGTGAGGCGATCGCCTTTTGCGTTTGTGTGATAAGCATGTTTTGTGGCGCGTTGGAAAGTGCCGTGCGTTCATCTGTATCGAGGTGAAGAAATTGAGCATACACTTCGAGGTCTCCGACAATACTGGCATGATCAGCCCACGTAACTCTCAATTCAACATCGTGGTATTGAAGCGCGACCAATGGGATAGCAGATTGGACATTTTCACAAAACGAAAACCTGAGTGGGTAGAATTTTTCCGAACCATACTTAGCTTTAGAGTACGTTTGGTTCATAACTGTTGGTGCAAGAGAGGTGGAGAATGCGTAATCTTGTTCGTCGATGACTTGACCACCAATCAAAAGTTCAACCTTGGCAACATTTTCATTCCAAGCCGTGACATTACCCGCTCTATTAGCGATATAGACGTAACCGAGCATATCACCTTTTCTTTCGAATCGAATAGTTGACATACCAGCTCGAGCTGGGTTGCCCTGGATAGTTTGTCTTTCGACAGTTTGGGCGAAGTTTGTGTGACGTTTGTAGTTGGACCTGAAAAAAGAAACTTCAGGTTGACCTACGAGATGCGCATCTTGGGCACCGATTGCAACGAGTTGGGCAATACCTCCAGACATATTTTATATTATACCAAGGTTTTTTATTTTTAAGCCCATATATAATATAAAAGTGTGTTCTGATTTATTTAATTTACTAATTTTGTGTAAAAGATATTGAATTCATATATACATTACCTGCAACATTTGACAATGTCATGAGTCCATGTTCACTTTGTTTAATAGTAAGGTCGCTGGTCTGAACGTACCAGTTTACATTTGTAAGATTTTTTGATATTTTTCTATCTGCACCTGATGCAAATATAGGTACGACTATCTGAGCACCGTCTATAAGATCTGAATAGACGAGACTATTTAAATCGCCTGCGAGTTGAACAAGTGGTGCTGTACCGTAACTTTTATTTTTAGCATCTATAGTTATTGTATCTGTCGATGACATTGTTGCAGTTATACCTGGATTTGTAAGTTGAATATTTTTTGATACAAGATCTTCACCGACAAATATATTCCCTGTAACATTTACATTTGAACCAATTTTAATACTATTTGTCGTAACAAACGCGTTATCCGAGTTATAACTTGAATGTGGACCTGTAAACTGAATAACGTTTGAAGTTACATTTGAATCAACCGCAGAACTCGCAGTATCATCTAAACCAAATGGTGAAGCAGCAATATTTAACCCTCCTATGGTAATGTTATCCGCTACTACGTTCCCTGAAACCGTGAGTACATTCGATTCAAATACGTTTATAGTAAGGTTTGCAGCTGCGACTGATGGTCCTATAGAAATATTTGCCTTATATTCATGAACATTATCGAGTGTCGAACCACCTTGTCCCCCTGAATCATAGATTTCACCTGTTGTTGTGTTGAACGATAAAACATTATTCGAAGGTGATGCATAAGCCGGGTCAAGTTTTACCGCGTTCGTTACTTTCAAAGACGCTACTACACCCGCCGACGATTTAAGTAAAACATCACCGGCGTAATCGATTTGTTTCGTAGCTGCAATGTCAATATCACCTGCGGATGTTAAACCCGTGGTTGTGTTATTAAACGCGACTGTTTGTGTTGTCGTTGCACCTCCATCTGTAATAGCCTGTAAAGTGGAAGAAACGTCGTCCCAATCTATTCCAGCCGTGGAACTTCGAAGGAACTTTTTATTTAAATTTGCGACACTAGCGAAAAACCTCACTTCACTAATAACTACTGCAGTTTGACCAGTACCACCCTTTTCCTTTACAACTAAGGCTAAATATGTATAAGCACTCGCCCCCGATATAGAAACTGTATGTCCACTACCACCATTATAAGTAGCGTGTACAGTAGATGACAATAGACTTGTCCAACTGGTATTATTAGTACTTCCCAATATTTCCCACGAATCTGGTGCTTGATTATCATAGCTTTGTCTCCCCGTAATGTTAACTGATGTTGGTGCAATCGCAGTCGAAAGTTGAAGTTTTATCCATTCACCGGATACACCACCTAAACTATTGCTTCCCGTATAGGCACCCGAAGTACTATCGTAAACATTTTCATTAGAATGCCAAAAAGTACTATGCCCCGGCGTAGTTTTATCAAACGCTCTCCATATTTCACCATAAGAATTACTACTTGCAGTCGTTGTGTATGTCACCCCTGCAATAGTTTCACCTGAATTAGCCGATGATGATAGTGCAGACGTTGGGTATTCGACATTAGTAGCAGCTGGTGCATAAGGTGTGAGTTTAGTTAACGCAGTTCCAGACGCTGGTCCTAATAACAATTCGTTTTGTGCTACAGAAGTTAAACCGGTACCACCATCTCCAGTATTCAATTTCCCTGTAATCGACGAGGCCTGTAAATCTACCGCGAGTTTACCGGACTCAATAACCAAACCCCCATTTACTTTTGTATCGATGGCCACCGTGGGTATCCCACCTTCGGAACCTGCACTGGCTGTAATACCATCTCCACCGGATATAGATTGTACGTAATTACCTGTCGTGTGCGCACCTAAAGTTATAAGGTCAGTTAGACCGGTATGAGTAGAGTCGCTTAAATCTAAGTGAGTTATAGCAGAACCATCACCATGTAAAGTACCCGCGGTCATTTTACCTGTCGTCGTGACGTTACCGGATAAGACGTTACCCCACACATTTGCCGTGATATATCCATCCGCTGTTGTGTTTGTAGGTACAACGGTGTGTCCATCGGATGGACTTTCTGTAAAAGCGATTGTGTATTCCTTACCTATGCTCTGACCCAAAAAACCTGCAAATATATTTGCGGTTGGTCTTGTCATATGCTGCCCCATATCTTGTGCATCTACGGTATTATTGTGTGCGACTGCAAATATTTTATCGACAATGAAATGATCAGTTGTATGCTGCGCCGTAAGATTACCATCAACATGTAAGTTTCCAGAAACTACCACGTTCGAACTAATAGATGTAATGTGTGTAGATGGGTTATACTCAATTTTACTTTCCTCAAAAATACCAGAACTGTTCACGTATGGTATACTCGAACCAGATAACGAACTAGCGCCCGTACCACCTCGAGCAATAGGAACTTGACCGGTGTTAGTACCTTGACCTAAATTTAACTCACTTATACCTGAACCGTTTCCACTAAAAGCTCCTGTAAAAGTAGATGCCGTTATTTCACCGATTGGTGCATCTAATACAACCCCCGAACCGTTTAATGCAACTTGTCCATTCGTTACTTCTAGAACTACACCCGAAGATTTATTTAATGTTATGACTTCATCAGAAACGTTAGACACACCTGTTTGCGATGCAAGAACTTCATCTAACGTAAGTGGAACATCGGACCATTCGGGTGCCGTTTTACCTGCGTTTAATTTAAGAAACTGACCCGCGGTCGCGGAAGATGTACTTAACTTTGCGAGTGATGATGCTCCGTTTGCATATACTAAATCACCTTGGTTGTATGTACCAATACTTGTACCACCATGTGATACGGGGAGAAGACCTATGTTTATATTACCCGTATCTATATTTGTTATAGACGAACCATCGCCGGAAAATGATGACGCAGTTATAATTGAAGCTGATATGTTATTAGATCCTACTATTTCACCGTATATACCCGACGATGCTATGTTATTAGATCCTACTATTTCGCCGTATAGTATTCCACTAACTTTACTTGCTGTTATGTTATTAGATCCTAATATTTCACCGTATATACCCGTTGTTCCAATAAGTTTATCTGCTAATATATCTTGATTTGTTACTATTTGGTCATATACACCCATTGATCCAGTAATAGTTTGACCTTGAATGTCACCTTGAGCAGTAATTGCACTCGCTGTAATTAAATTGGAACCGCTTATGTTACCAAATATATAATCATCAACAACTATATTACTATATGCCTTGAGTGACGTTGTTGGGTTTGTAAGGTGGAGTGTATTTGATGTAATATTACTTTTATCCGTGACAGTTTGTAAAGTTACATTTGAAAGAAGACCACCATCACCACGATAATATTGTGCATTTATATTCCCCGTCGTTTCTATAGCGAAAACAGATTGGGTTGGTACATTCATAACGGTTTGACCATCAGCTCCTAATGTAAATAAATTTTGTGGATTTGTATTTGCTACAGCGACGTGAGACGTTGCTTGTATATCCCCGGTATGTATAATACCTGAAACCTGAATTTTATTTGTATTATCTTTATCTATAACGACAGAGTTTCCCGTAGTTGATAACCTATCAGTTCTTGTATTACCTACAACTCGTAGATCATCGATATCACCTACTGGACCTTTAATAAAAACCTTATCGGCTACAGACAAGGCGTGTGTTGGGAGTGTATTTGAAATACCTACGTTAGATGACGCAACGAAAGATGTAGTTGCATTGTTAAATTCAACTACATTTGCTGTAACATTACCTACAGTAGTTGCATTTTGTAAAGTAATACCACCTAACAAATCTGTAGCTACACCTGAATCCACAAGTTCTGATGTTTGTGCGTGGTACGCAAAAAAATTCGCACCTGCTAATTCTGCTACGCGTATCGGTGTCATATAAAGTGAACCCGGTGTCGATGCAGATATTGGTGCATCTGACGCATTGAAAACAACCGTGTTTTCGGCCTGATTATCATTAGCGTGTTTACCAAACCGGATTTTGGTAGACCGCTCGATGGTAGGTATATTTTTAACCATTTAATATAAGTAGGTATTTTTAATTGGCGTATATTAAACCCGCCATACCATTTTCTATTCTAAGAATATTGTAATTTACGGCATATATTGGATCATTTATAATCATACTTTGGCTATGTATCTTTGCAGAGTCTAAACGACTAAAATTGAGCGTTCCTGTCGGTTGGAGTGAGCTCGTCGAAAGACAAAAGCAGTATAAAAAGAAATCGGGT